GGGTGCTGTGTGACACTGCGTTTGATGACAGTAGTGTTGGTCAGTTGAAGTACAAACAGTTGACCACACCACAGGCGCAGGTCATATACGACACGCTCTCAGATCGTGGAATTACATTCGCAAACAGGATCACTGGCGTGACACGTAAGATGTTCAACTACGCCATCAAGTATGGAATTGTAGATACAAATCCTTGGTCCAAGATTCAAACGCTTACACCTAAGCCACGCAAAGTCATGTGGCAACCCCAAGATGTTCACAGGTTCCTTGAAGTCGCTTACAGCAAGTTTGAGACACGTTCAATAGGGCTTATCGCACAGATGGCATACGAATGGGCACAGCGTATCGGTGACATGCGTATGTTAACGTGGGACTGCATCGACTTTGAGAATGAAGTATTACACCTAGAACAATCTAAGCGCAGGGCCGTTGTCCATCTGCCGATATCGGATGATCTGATGTACATGTTGAGACAGCAAAACGGTGAGTTTGATTGGCAACCTTACGTTGCACCGAATCTGAATTCAAAGTCAGGGGATGGATACAACCCGTATGGGGTGCACATCATTTCCCGTGTCGCAAAGAAAGTGTTACGTGAAGCAGGGCTGAGTGAGGAGCTACGGCTATCTGATCTCAGGCGCACTGCTACCACTGAAATGGTGGAAGCAGGAGTGGGTATCGTACAGATCATGCAGGTCACTGGTCACCAGTCACCACAGTCTGTTACTCCATATATGAAAAACACCTTGACAGGTGCCACAAATGCGCTTACGCTCCGCTCTGCACACACGGCAAGTGGAACATTGCAAAAGGATACATAGCCATGTCGAAAATCAGTGATTTTATCGACACATTAAGTGTTGATGTCGATGGGACGTACAGGGGCAACTGCCCGCAGTGCGGTGGCAGGAATACGTTTACAGTAACTAACGATAATGGTAATTATCTGTATAACTGTTACAAGCATAGTTGCCGCACGTATGGTGCAATTCACAGGAACATGTCAGTGTTTGATATCAAGACAAGGCTATCCCATAGCGGTGAAGGATCAGACCAAGAGTTTGAATCAGTCGTTGATAAAGCATTTGAGATGCCCCCATTTATATCTGCAAGCATCCCGGATGAGACTAGGGTCAATATGTTCATGAACACGTGGAACATCAATCCTGATGATGTCATGTACGATGTCAGGCAGGACCGTGTCGTATTCCCGGTGTGGCATAACGGGATCATAGTCGATGCTGTAGGCAGGTCAGTGTACAGTAGACAGCCCAAGTGGCTACGCTATGCGTCATCGCCTATCCCGTACATGCATGGTGATGGTGATGCGTTTGTGGTCGTTGAAGATGCGATCAGTGCGTACACAGTCGGTGAGATGTTTCCGAACGTAGTTGGTTGTGCACTGCTAGGTACACAGCTAACTGATTTTCATAAATGGTTCTTCAATAAATATACTAGATACAATAAATTCGTTATTGCACTTGACCATGACGCATTCACAAAGACTGTGTCCATCGTCAAGGAGCTACGCCCGCATGTCAGTAATGTGCGTGGACTCAAGCTGATAGATGATTTAAAGTATCTACGCAGTAACGATGTTTACAATCTAAAGGAGATGTTACATGGGACTTAGCACGTGGACTAAGGAAGATGTGGACACATTAGTGAAGATGTGGAAAGCCGGTATGTCATCTAATAAAATTGCAGATAAACTGAATCGCAGACGTAATGCAGTCACTCAGTTCATCTGTAGAAACAGAGTTAAACTGGGCTTAAAAAAGAGAGGCCACGATTTTGGAGGTAGACCTAAAAGGGGTACCTTTGACAAACAGTGGCATGGCCCAGTACCATGCGGCCATTGGATGATCACTAAGCCGTGGAGGAAACAGGCATGAACATTGAGAGATACGAACTACAGGAGTGTTTGAATCTGTTATGCGAAGGAATGCTCACCGACAATATGAAGCAAATGCTCCGGGAAAAGTATGTGTATGGATACACTACAAATGAGATGGCGATCAAGAGGGATATGACCGCTGGTATGATTCGTCACAGGCTCAGCAATATTAAGAAAAAGATTAAATGGGCCTACGAAGAGTATGTAATAGGAGAAAACAGTCATGAGTAAGGTACCTTATGTTGAAAGACCATTGGGATGGCAGGGTGCAGGTGTAGGATTAACTGGTGAGTGCGCTTACGTGTGGGCATTGTTCTTAGCCAATGAAGCTGACATGGCGGATGACACTTTTGAATATTCCAAGTGGAAGTCGATGGCCGATGACCTCGCACCTAAACACGGTAAGCCTGTTCCTGCCGCTGTGTATTACGCTGATCTAGAAGAAGCGATGAAGAAGTACAACGTACCTGAGTACGTGTACCCCGGCAGTGATCCACAGGAATGAACAAAATCATTGAGTTCTGGGTGAACAGCTACAGGAGTGACCGCAAAGCCTTCTGGCTTGAACTGATAGGCTTCGTGTTCACAGTAGCGGCGAGCATGTACCTAGCAATCAATGCAAGTGCGCCAGACATGACAGTAGTGTATCCAGTGTCGCTTGTCGGTGTGACTGCACAGGTGTATGCTAGCTACCGTAGAGGTGCGGCATGGGTCTTGTTATTGACATCGTACTTCGTGTGCATTAACGTGTTCGGCTTCGGTCGTGCAATGGGCTGGTATTAAAGGAGAGTGTAATGAGTAAGCACTGGCGTGACTCCATGAATGAGCGCAATCAGGATTGGATCAACAGTCGTGATAAGCCAAAAGAAATTGTAACTAAAATTCCAACACAAAAGTATCGTGATGGATGGGACCGAATATTTGGTAACAAGCAGGAGAAGAAAGATGAAGATTGAAGCTTCAATAGAAACTGTTCACGCAATTGTCGTGGCAGACTTAAAGGAGATCATGGATGACATGATGGATTCATTCAATGCCCGCACCAAGGGTGATATTGAATTCGCTGTGTTTGAGGATGATCGTGACGCTGACCTTGCTGAAATACAAAAGCACATTGACGCACTGGATCTTATTATTAGGTACTATGACGAGGTGCCATCATAATGGAACTGGCTATCATCAAGAGCTTACTGAATAAGGAGTTCTACGACAGCCACAAGGGGGCTAAGTGCCCCCATATGCTGTTCTCTAAAGAGGTAAGCAAGATCAAGACTCTCATTGATGAGGCGATTAGTAAGTACAATCGTGACCTCACAGTCGATGAAGTCGAGGGACTCTTCTTTGCATCTGATCCAACGATGACGACTGCACAGAAAGAAGGGTACAAGGGGATATTCCAGAAGCTACGCAAAGAACAGCCTATCGGTGATGACGTAGCACAAGATATATTATCTACACTTTTCAGACAGTATCTTGGTGAAGAGATTGCGAATGTTGGTTTCGACTATGTGAATGGTACGAAGACAACACTGGAACCGTTGCGACAAATGCTTGAGCACTATCGTGATGACTTCTTGCCTGATCTCAACATTGAGTGGGATGACTTGGAGATTGAGACATTGCTTGAGAAGAATGATCTTGAAGCACGTTGGCATTTCAACATCAACACATTAGCGACACGCATAGAAGGTGTGAACGATGGTCACCTGATTGTCGTAGGCGCACGTCCTAATACAGGTAAAACATCTTTCCATGCAAGCATGATTGCTGGACCAGACGGTTTTGCACAGCAGGGTGCCAAGTGCGTTATATTATGTAACGAAGAAGGCACACACCGTGTCGGTGCCCGCTACCTTACTGCCGCATCCGGGATGACTCTCAAAGAGATTAAGAACAGCCCACGCACTGCGCAACAACGGTGGTCCAAGCTCAAAGAGAATATCAGGATCAAAGATGCCACTGGCCGTGACATGGCGTGGGTAGAGTCTGTATGTAAAACTTACAGCCCTGACATCTTGGTGCTCGACATGGGTGATAAGTTCGCTCAGGATCAGTCGCATGAAGGATTGAAGAACTGTGCGATACATGCACGTCAGATTGCCAAGGAGTATGGCTGTGCGTTGTTCTACATGTCACAGTTATCTGCCGACGCAGAAGGTAAGATCGTCTTAAATCAATCCATGATGGAGGGCAGTAAAACAGGTAAGGCATCTGAAGCTGACCTCATGCTGTTGATCAGCAAGAATCCGCCAGTGGAGGGTATGGAAGAAGACGACATGCAACGGCACATCAATTCTGTGAAGAACAAGCTTACTGGATGGCATGGGTACCTCACATGTCAGTTAAACTCTCAGATTGGTCGCTATGAATCGTGATAATGTGTCCAGTCAACTGGACATGTTTGGGCTTGATCCTACACAAGTTCATCATTACGATGGAGAAATCGGATACGTCTGCAATAACTGTGGCATCAGGCAACCCCCTGATCAATTTCAGCACATGGAATCCGGTGAGGTAAAACGGAAGTGCAACACATGCAGACGAGGTCAGTCAGCACTTGTTCGTGCGTTACGTAAGGATAACCCTTACCCCACTGATCCTGCATATGAGTGCCCTATCTGCGAAAGGACCATAGATGAAATAGCACAGTATGGGCAACTGCGATTACAAACATGGGTTTTAGATCATTGCCATGACACAGAAACTTTCAGAGGTTGGCTGTGTTTTAATTGCAATAGTGGACTAGGACAATTCAAAGACAATCTGCCGCGCATACAAAGTGCAGTCAGATATTTGGAGAATCACAAAAATGAAAATAGTTCTTGATGTTGAGAACACTGTGACCAAGCGTGACGGTAAGCTTCATCTTGATCCCTATGAACCACAGAACAGTTTAGTTATGGTGGGCATACAGGTCGAGGGAGAAGAGCCTAAGCATTACACGTTTGACCACACTGAGTACGATTGCAAGTATGAGTATCGCAAAAATGATTGTGATGAGATACAAGCAATATTAGATAAAACAACTTTATTGATTGCACAGAATGCACCGCACGATCTTCTGTGGATCTGGGAGACTGGATTCAAATATGACGGTCCAGTGTGGGATACCATGCTTGCTGAGTATGTTATGCAGAGAGCAGTCAAAGAGCCACTGTCATTGGAAGCAATTGCTGAGCGCAGGGATCTGCCAGTTAAGAAGCAGGACACGCTGAAGAACTACATGAAGCAGGGGTACGCTATCAATCAGATACCATACGAGGAACTGAAGGAGTATCTGTACGCTGACTTGCAGACTACGTTCGCTCTGTACTATGAGCAAACACTTGATCTGCGTGACGACATTAATCGTGGGCTAATGCCTGTGATTAATTTGACTATGGAGACATGCGGCTTGCTCGCACGTATCTACCGCAATGGATTTATTGTAGATACAGAAGCACTTGATCAAGTACGCATTGAGTTTGAAGCTGAGAAAAAATTACTTATATGTGATTTAAATGAGCACGTGCAATCACTTATGGGTGATACTCCGATTAACCTTAACTCACCTGAACAGTTATCTTGGGTCATCTACTCACGTAAGCCCAAAAACAAAACGCAGTGGGCTATGGCGACTGATCCATATATGAGTCCTGTTGACTTCAAACGAGTCATTAATGAATCAACATCCCCGGTGAGACGCACCAAGGCAGTCAAATGCTCTGACTGCAAAGGTAATGGTACTTATTATAAAAAGAAGAAAGATGGATCTGACTTCAAAAATGCAAGTAAGTGCTCAACATGCTTTGGCCGTGGCTATGTACTCAAAGAGTTGAATCAACTGGCTGGCCTGAAGTTCACTGCACCATCAGTCAAGTGGCACAGTGCTAATGGATTCAGCACCAGTAAGAGTAACCTTGAGTTCTTGGAACGTATCGCCAAGTCCAAAGGTATGGATGAGGCTGTCAGTTTCTTATCTAAAATTCGTAGACTGAGTGCAGTAGACACTTACCTCAGCAGTTTTGTTGAAGGCATCAGGAACTTCCTCAAGCCAGACGGTAAGCTACACGTGCGGCTTACACAGCACATGACATCCACTGGCAGGTTCTCAGGGCGTGACCCTAACATGCAGAACATGCCACGTGGTGGGACATTTCCTGTAAAACGGGTATTCAAGTCCCGATTTGCAGGAGGTAAGATCATGGAGGCTGACTTCGCTCAGCTAGAGTTTAGGGTGGCGGCATATCTGTCACAAGATGAAGTAGCAATCAAAGAAGTAACGGAGGGTTTTGATGTCCATTCGTACACCGCTCAAGTCATTTCGGAAGCGGGTCAGGCAACTACAAGGCAGGAGGCGAAGGCACATACATTCGCTCCACTCTACGGAGCAACAGGCTTCGGAAGAACACCAGCAGAAGCAAGATACTACGAACACTTCACAGAGAAGTACAAAGGTATCGGACGATGGCACCAAGAGTTAGCCAAGGAGGTGCTATCAAAAGGTGTAATGACCACGCCCAGTGGCAGGCAGTTTAAGTTCCCCGGAACTAAGCGCAGGCGCAACGGCACAGTCACTAACTTTACAGCGATTAAGAATTATCCCGTGCAGTCATTCGCAACTGCTGATATAGTACCTGCTGTATTGTTGCAGATTGAAAAGCGGATGAAAGGGTTACAGTCCTGCATTGTGAATAGTGTGCATGACTCCATCGTCATAGACATACACCCGGACGAGGAAGATAAAGTATTGGGTGTAATTGGGTCAGTTAATAATGATCTCAAGAAAATCATTGATGAAAGATTTTTGATAAATATTAATGTCCCACTATTGCTTGAAGCAAAAATTGGTGTAAACTGGCTAGAACAAGAGGAGGTCTGAAATGACAAATCAATTAACAACATTGGACTCAGGCAACTTTGCTGAAATGGCAAAGGCTATGGGTATGACACAGGACATGGGCGGAGACGGTAAAGCCAAGTCTTCTACACTCCCACGTCTTCGTATCTGGAATCAGCCAGTCATGGGACAGGTTGATATCAAGGGCAAGATGAAGAACATGGAGGTTGTACCGGCAGGTATGTTCCGCCTGCAATTGCCTGACGACAAATATGTGTACGCAGAAAGCGTCAATCTGCGTGTGTTCGTACAGCGTTTTATGTACAAACGCTATGACTCAAACAACAACATGTACATCAAGACACTGATGGCTGAAGATCTTAATGGGGATCTGAAAGACAACACAGGTGGCCTTAACTGTGGCAAGCCCGCAGGGTACATTAAAGACTTTCAGGCATTGCCTGATGACACAAAGGCGTTGATCAAGCAGATCAAACGTGTCCGGGTTCTCTTGGGTGAGGTGGAGTTGGTTAACCCCGTGGATGGGGAAGGCAATGAAGTG